TCATTTCCTTTTCCATTTTGTCGCGATCGAATCCATAATGAAAAGGCCGAATGTTTTCAATACCTTTCCAAGCATAAAACAATTGATCCTTAAATGTGAACAATGGAAAGTTTGTCAATTCAAGACCGGTGTGTTGTTTATACAAATCGCAAATGTATTTTGCGTCCATGTACGTCCAACCTTTTGGCGTTGAACCTTCCGTTCTAAAATCGTGACCATTCAAAATGTATTTGATTTTATATTTGTGCGCGGTGTCGTACATTAGTTTTGTCATTGCGATGTCGTTTGGAATGTCCGCATCTGGAACACCGGCGCAAAGAATCGAATCGTTCAATGTGTCAAATTCCTTTTTGTTCACCTGGTACGTGATTAGATCAACATTAAGTTTTGTTATTAAGCCATTCATGTTGTGTTTCGCTTCGGCAGCATTCCAGTTGTTATCGAAATGAATCACCAATGGTTTCAAGTTCCAATATTTTACAGCGGTGTAAAGTAAAATTGACGAATCGATTCCGCCGGAAATTCCCATAATGCAATCGTATTTTTTTCCACGACCTTTCTTTTTAATTTTATCAATCGTTGGTTTCAATTGCGACAAATCGGATTGTTGTTCAAGTGAATCGTGAAGGTCGCAATATTCACATTGTTCGTCATTGATTGTCGCGAAGCTTTCATCAAATAAGCATCTTTTGCATTCTTTCATATTTTTCATTTTAGTAGTTGTATTTCGTTAAAATCTTTGTTTAATAAATCAATGTCGCAAATAGTTGATTTTAATTTTCCGTTCCAGTGATCGTTAAATTTATGTTTGTTTGACCATTTGTTTGTTGATATTGAAAGCAATTGAATGTTTGATTTTTCATTGAATATTCCAATTTTTTGATTGGTGTTCAAAACTTTCAACCACATTGACCAATCAAGTCCGGCATTCAAGTTGTCATCAAACGGTTTCCAATTGATTTCATTTAGAAAATCGAAACGCAAGACGCGACCAATTCCGATTGGTTCTTGATGTCGCATTCCTTGATCGTAGCCAGGCCAATGGACAAGACGAATGTTTTCAGCAACATCAACAAAATGACAACCAAGCATTCCAAGTAAATTGAAATCATTTAAGTTTTCATTCACGTTTTCAATGTACTCGTTCGAACACCAATCGGACGAACCCATGAAAATGACACCGTCCGGATTGTAAGATTTGCAAGCCATAAAACCTTTGTTCCATTTATTCGCCAATGGAACGTTTGGCGCTGAAATAAATTCAATATTCAAATCATTTGCGATTTGTTTAATTTCATTTTCATGACCAATTAAGATTGGAATTACACCTTGACGTTTTAATCTTGATGCGGTCAATTCAACCAAAGGAAATCGATTGAAGCATGGTATTGGTGCAATGATTTTCATTTCTTTCCGATAAAATGGATTCGCGGTCTTTTCTTTTTTTCATCTATTTGAACCATTCTTGGCAAATCTTTTTCTTTTGCAAGTTCAGCATTCAACCGATCCATTGCTATCCGAACGCAAGTTGAACATTGCTTGTTCAATACGCCGTGACCAAGTTCAAGATTAATTTTTGAAAGTTCATTTTTCAATTGAGCGTCCAAAGAAAACGATCGTGTGTTGGCAAATTGTTTCGCCTGGTAAAGTAGTGAGTCACTTGGATTCATAAATCAAAATTAAGTCGGATAATAAATAAGAAACGAAGGCGAATGGAATCATTCGAAAATCAACGCAAGAATAAATTGCAACCGCCGCCCAAAAGGAAAGACAAGATTGACAATTAAATGGTTTCACGTTCGGCAACTGGAAGCTTTGTAAGCTCCTGGCAATCGCCACCGCTATAAGAATATAGATCATATTTGAATTTTTTAATTGTTTTGTGAATAGTGTCCAGACCAAGTCCGGTGTTTTCTTTTATTTCGCGATAAGTCATTCCGTAAAGGTGCATCTTTGTCACTTCTTTAATGAATAGTTCTTGATCGTCTTTTGGCATTGAATTCAAAAACGAATGAATCAATTCTTGATATTTGTTCGGAACGTCTTCAAGTTGTTCGTCGGCCAATTCAGTCAATTCATTTGCCGGAAATCTAAATTGACGATTGAATTCCGAATCACGCCAGTTCCATTGATTCCAAGCGAACCGAGCGAACATTTTTGGTAAAACGTCCGCTTCAAGTTCGTACTTGTGCAATAAGATGAACACGTTCGAAACTAAATCGCGATGCAATTCATGATTGTTTGTTATTTTCTTTGCGATTTTGTAAGCTTCTTCGTGCCAAAACATTTGGCTAATTTATAAAAAATTTGAACCATTTTACAAAAAACTTTTGTCCAACCGCTTTTTTATTTACAAACCGATGCAGCATCGCATAAGAAACGCCCATGTCCTCGGCTAAATTTGAAAGATTGTAACGCTTCGTAATTTTGTCTTTTGTCATCTTCAGCATGAAATCAACCAAGGTTTCATCATTAGAAAGGTAAATCGTCATCGACTTCATTCGGCGTTTCGGTTTTAGTTTGTAAAGAATCAACCTTGATGTTCCAACCTTCAAGACGTGTGAAGTATTTTCCGTTCCATTCACGTCCACGAATATTGAATGCGATTAACGCGGTGTCGCCAATGGATGCCGAATCAAGCAAGTCACATTTGTCCTGGGTAAATTCAAGCATGATTTGTTCAGGATATTTGTCACCGCTTTCGATAACGATTTCGCGCTTTGCGAATTTTTCCGTGATTTGTACTTTGTCACCAATTGTGACAACCTTTCCTTCGATAGTGTAATTCATCGTTTTCTATTTGTAAAATAATCGTGTAGCCCAAAGCCGAGCGCAAGCCAACCGACAACCATTGCCGGCATCATTAAAATCACATAGATAGTTGTAAGCATATTATTTAGAATTTAATTGGTTTATATATTGTGAATAGTATTCATTTGCGAAGATTAATTTTTCACGAATCAATTCTTCTTTTTCCAAGTCACGTTCATAAATTACCGAAGTGATTCGCTTTTCAGGTGCAATGTGATCAACGCGATGCAAGTAGATTTGTTCCCACTGGTTTAATAATTCATCTTTCGTTGTGACCAAGCAAAAAACAAGTTCGAAGATTTCGCGATCGTATAGCATCAAGTATGCGCGACCTTGCCATTCATAATCGTTGTCGTGCGCTTCGCCTGGTGTTGCCGGCCACGTTTCTAAATTCCAAGATGTTTTGATATCGATTACACGGTCATCGGCTAAGATATCACATTCGCCGGTCAAATATCCGTCCGCAATCCGAATTTGGTTCTTTTTATAATTAGTGAACCGAACGGAATTCAACAAGTCAATTGAATCTTGTTCTTGATCCTTTCCCTTGTTGATATACTTGTTGTCAAGTTCAACGCGGTAACCGAAGAAATCTTGTTTCGCCACCTGGCGAATGTACGTCTTCGCGCCTTGACTCAAATTCTCGCCTTTTGATTTCGGCGTTGTCATAATCTTTCCGAGTGACGAAGGATGCCATTTCATAATTGAATTGCTTTAAGTTGTAAGTCCGTCAACGAATAAGTTGATTGAAGTTGTTCAACGGTAAATTCATTTTTAGATATTGCAAGCAAAGCTTTTTCAAATCGGTCATTTGTGATTGCCGGTTTTACTTTTGGCGCTGAAACTGCCGTTTGTCCGTCGTCATCAATCGCTTGAAGTGACAATAAAGATTGAAGCGTTCCGCGACGAAAGTAAGTGACCGCCGAAAGTATCTTTTGCGGATCAGTAATCAACGGAAGGCGCATCCAGGATTCAACCATTTCACCGGTTTCGATGTCAACTATTTGTGTCATGACAACATCGTCCTTGATTGGTTGCAATAAGACAAGACCGTTGTCCCAAAGAACTGGTTCAACCGTTTCAAGCAAAGCATTGATGTCGGCATAATTCTTTTTGAAATGTGGATTCGTTGCGTTCTTCGCAACCTTTCCAATTAATTGTTTCGCGGAATGTAATCGCGCGTAAATGCCAATCGGTTTGATTGGTTTTGCCGGTGCTTTGACTGGCGTTTGTTTTGCATCCATAGTTAAAAATTTAATTTATTTTTACAAATATAATTAAAACTTTTGTATTAATGATAATTTAATCAAGATTAATTTCATTTTCTTGTAAAATTTCAAAGAACTTTTCGCGAATCCTTTCAACCATTTCAAATTGATTTTCTTTTAATTCTTCGTACTTATAAATCCTTCGAAGTTCATCTTTGATTTCGGTCAAGGCGTGCCACATTTTATTTGATTTGACCGCGTTGTCAAATTCAAATTGATCGTCCGGTAAATTGTATTCAATTATTGCTTTCATAATTTTAATTAATTATTGCTATTAATACTTAATTTCCATACTTTGCGCCGGTTTATAATTCGCCAAATGTATTTTTAATTTTCAGTTTTGGCGAAGTATGTCATTTCTTGTCAAGACAAAATTTGTCAAACCATTCCAGGAATAAATCGAAATCTTTTGCAATGAAATACGTTCCGCCGGATCGTTCAATCATTGCTTGATAATTCTTTTGCGCTTCGGACTGGCGATCCTTTCCAATCTTGACTTCAATCTTTACCGAACGACCATAAATCGTTGCCGAAATATCGGCGCTGCCAGGTGTTCCAGTTCCTTTCGTCCATTGTCCTTCGGTCATCGTGCCGTCGGTTCGTCGTGACCTTCGAAAGACACCCATTGTGTTGATTCGTTCGGCTTGGAATCCGTCGAAATTAAGGAAGTCACAAATACATTTCGTCAATCCGTTTGCCGTCTTATCGGTGTACGCGGTTAATGGAATGATGTGACCAGGTGCGGACGGATATTTGTACGAAAGATATTTGAATTCAATCGCCTTCAATCTTTTTTTTGATTCTTTGTTCATGATAATTGATTGTTAAGAACGACAAAAGTGTCGCATTTATATTCGAAGCTTCCGTTTTTTTCGCCTTGTTTTTTTAATTGACGAATCTTTTTGAATCGTTGCTTGGAAACGTAACCTTTTATAAATGCCGTTGAATGATTTGAATCGACATCAACGAACAAATAATAGTCGCATTCTTGTTCGGCGTTAAACAATGACACATTGCATTCGTAATGGTCTTTTGGCGGTGTGTTGCATTCCATTGTTTTGACTTCAATTTTAGATCCGTCAATCAACAAATCAAAGTTAAAATCGCCGGAATGAATGACAAGCTTGTCTTGTTGTTCGTAATAATCAAAGGCGACAATTTCGCCAATCGCGCCGGTTAAATTTCCTTCGCCGGACTTGATTGAATTTTTCAATGCGTTGAACGAATACAAATTTTTTGCTCGTTCGATTTGTCCTGGTGTAATTTCTATTTTTATCATTTTTATTATTTTACTTGTTTATTAATTTCGTCCCAAATATCGCCTTCATTTGTGACCGAATCTTCGTCAATCAATTCAAAGAACCGTCCGCCGTGATCGCGTTCTTTTCTTAAATCTAAGTTCTTATATTTCGCATATTCCGAAATCCATTTCAAATATCGGCGCGATTCAAGTTCTTTCCAACCGTTTGTTTCTTGTTGGAACAATTGAATTGATGCGTTGTTGTAATGGCGAACATTTGATTCAATGTGGCCGTCGTTCACGAAGTCGAAGAAATCTTTGCTTGTCGCCTGGATGAATCGTTTTGAATCGGCGTTGATTGATATTGATTGTTTCAATCCATACTTTAAGAACTTTTGAAGATTCCGGATCATGTAATTGTCAAAACGTGACCAGTCATCAACCGACCAAGAATCAAACAACAAACGGCCGTATAATTCAAGCGGTGATTTCTTCGCGTTGAAATATTGAAAGAATTCCAATTCGTGCCGTCGTCGGTCGTGACTTGATCCAGCGCCGGCAATAACATAATTTGTTGTAATAATTATTTTCGGCGACCTTTCAAATGGAATAAAGATTTCATCTTTGTTTTTTCGGTTGACGGTGATTCCTTCCGAAATCAAACTAAATAATTGTTCAAAATCAAAGTTCTTTTTAACGTCGTCGAACGCC